GTTTCTGTACCGCAACATTTACATTTGCCTTCGTCTGCAGTTTTAAACCACTTATCATAATAAGTCTTAGGTTCCATCTTATGAACCATTTTAGCATGACGTGTCACGCAATCGATTTTACTGAATTCCTGACCGCATTCTTTACATTTAAGTTTATCTTCCATACTCAGCACCTAGCACGTTATTTATAAAATAAAATATAATAAAAAATGCAGGTTTCGTCAACCTGCATTTTTAAAATGTTACTTCAATTACCAGATTACCAAACGAGTTCTTCTGGAGCCTGAGCGAACAGACCGTTGAACTTGAGGAGACGGTAGTAGTTTTCAGCACCAAGCATGTTATGAGCGAAGCCATAACGGGTCATGATACCGACGCGAGGACTGAAGTCATTCGGGTCGATAGCCTGGTTGACAACACCAGTAACGTACGGGCAGAAGATAACACCTGCATCATAGAGGCTAGAGCCCTTGAATGCAAGAAGAACTTCACCGTTGTCGTTTGCACCGAATTCGTCAACAGCGTACTGGTCACAGAAGACCTTAACAACACCATTCAAAGTACCCATTTCCGGAGTAACAGCAGAGCCGTTAACTTCGTGAGCAACCTTGGTGAACCACGGGTTAGCGCACTGGAGAACCGTAGCAACGTCCGGAGAGACGACTGCAAGGTTAGCAGCACCACGACGAGTAGCAGTACGAACGTCATTAACACCCTTCATGATATGCGTGATAATCATGCCGAAACGTTCCTGAGAGTTCTGACCAATGAAACCATCGTTGTTAGCGAGAGTGGTCTGAGACTTGTTGAAGACACGCGGAGTGCAGAGAGACTTACAACGACCGATAGTTTCACGGTCCATTTCAGCGGTCATTTCTGCCTGAAGCACGTTAATCATTTCCGTCATCATTTCGATACCCTGCATAGCCTTAATATCAGCAGCAGATTCGAGAGAGAAGGAAGCAGCGAGCTTACGAGTCTTAGCAACGATAGACTGACGGCTGAGCATAAGGCCGATTTCCGGCATCTTACGGCTTACAGACGGGTCTTCAGAACCAAACGTCGGGCCAGTGATCTTCCAACCTTCTGCAGACTGAGTATCAACACCAGTACCTGCATCCCATTCACCGTCAGTGTTGGCGGTAGAACCGGTAAAGCCAGAGAAGCGCGGAACAGCCTTCCATGCAGCTTCAACGAGTTCGTTCGGGTTATTGGTCTTGTAAATGTAACGGAGGGCGAATGCCAAGCCAACCGGACCAGTCAACGGCTGAACACCAACGAGGACGTTAGCGAAAAGCTGCGGGAACACACGGCGGACGAGAGCAAGAGAAATCGGAGCGAAAACACCCTTAGCGTCACCACCATGAGGAATACCCTGGTCGAGACCGAGCGGAGCACCGACACCCTGAGTGAAGTCTTCGGTCAACAGTTCAGTACCGAGGTTCTTGGTCTGCTGGTTTTCAAGAAGACGTGCAGTATTATAACGGACAAGGTTGTCCTTGATGCCAGCGACTGAGAGGCCCTTCGGAGCCTGGCTCCAACGGTCCATCATACCGGCCTGAGATTTCGTAATTTTCATTTATTAATTCTCCTATAATTAATTTTTTCGAACTTTCATTCAAATTCTATATTTTATTTATAAACGACTTTTTGAATTTTTCGTTTTTTTGTAATTAGTCGTCCAAAAGGTTTGCAGAACCGAGCAACATGCGTTCGCGAGCGCTCATTTCAGGCTTCTTGGAGACACGTTTTTCGTTAAGCGGGTCGTTCGTACGATCTTCGACATAGCTTGTCTTGCGAACAGGACGTTCGCGATGTTCGAAGAGACGGTCCTTTTCGTAACGCATTGCGGCGACAGAATCGGTCTGTTCCTGAATCATCTCGATGTACGCATCAATATCTTTCTTGGTTTCGTTAAGGCTCTTTTCCTTGAAGAACTTCTTAACCTTGACACGCTGAGCGGCAGTGAGGTCGGAAGTCTTTTCGGAAATCAAAGAACGCTTGCCTGTGCTTTCGACAAGTTCAGCGAGACGCATGTTTTCATCAAGCTGCTTCTTGAGAGATTCTTCAAGGTGAGTATTTTCAGCCTTGAGTTCGCGAATCTTCTTGGAACCGCTCTGGTCCATCGGGACATATTCGTCTTCGAAGAGACGCTTGATGCCTTCGATAATCGGAGCATAGGTTTCAGAAAGGGCAGTCTTCTGGATAAGAGCCGGGCTAATCTTTTCGTTGATGTTGAATTCCAAATACTTATCAAGACCGGTAATGACCTTTTCTTCAATAGCTTCAAGTTCCTTACCGTACTTTTCCTGGAATTTCTGATCGAAGTATTCGAAGATATACTGTTCAGAAGTTTCTTCAAGCTTTTTCTTGTAAGATTCGACCTTTTCATTTGCTTCCTTGCTCAAAGCTTCGCAACGTTCTGCGCAGAACTTATTGGCAATTTCTTCAATTTCAGCGGTCTTCTTTTCTACAGCTTCTTTAATCTTCTTCTGACAGAATTCTTCTGCCTTCTTAGCAACGATTTTTGTTTCTGCATCTAACTTCGCCTGTACTTTTTCGTCGACAGTTGACTCAACGATTTTCTTAACATCATTGAGCTCTTCGGCCGTAAATTTCTGAGCGAGTGTTTCAAGGATTTTATCCATTTGATTCCTCCAAATTATTATTTTTTCTATATTTTATTTATAAGATCGTTTGGGTTTTTTCTGTCATTCGATAAAAAAACCGGCCTATTACGGTCGGTTTTATTAAAGTTTTCAGCTATTACCAGCCACGACGCGGGTCACGGCGCAAGCCACGTCCCTGAGCAGTCTGCATAAGGCCTGCGATGTAAAGCAAAGTCCTTCCGAGATTCTGTGCTTCGTCTATGTGCAAGCAGATTTCATTGTATTTCGGACCTGAAACACCGTGGTCGACAAGCTTGGAAACATCTTCGAGGAACTGAGCCTTGGCAACATCAAGAGACGCAGCCTTTGCAACTCTTTCAAAATATGCGTTAGTAAGCCACTTTTCGCAGACTTCAGAAAGCTTCGTACCATCATTTGCACCGATACGTTCAGAAATGACATGGAAACCTGCACGTTCTGCAACAGCAAGAGCTTCCTTAACGGAGCCGGAACAAATACAATGTGACCTGCCGCAGCACGGGCACTTGCGAGCAAGCTTACGCTGTTTCTTCTTTACAACAATACCGTGATTATCATCGATTTCGACAGAATCCTTATCATATTTCTTGGTAACGAAATCCTTCTTTGTAACTTCGTGGTTTTTCTTGACGACGGTATAACCCGCACGTTCAACTAATTGTTTTGCTTCATAAAGTGTCATGACAATTTCTCCAATTTTATATCTGTATTATTTATAAATAAAGAAGTAAAATATTGAGGAAATATCAAAATGAAAAAATTTACAGATTATGTTGGCGAACAAATGCAGATGGCGCTCAACGAAAATACCTCGCAAATCGGTGTAACTGACGTATTTAGCGGTTCTAACGTCATGGGCCCGCACCATCACGAATACTGGATTTTTGACGAAACTGGTTACGGACGTACAAGTGATTCCATTTGCGAGCCGTCTAACCTTAATGAGCCTACTCCTATAACACAAGTTGGCGGACATATCCATTTCATCAATAATGGTGTCGTCCAGCCGGCAGGTGACGGACATACTCATAAGCTCCTTCCGCCGAAGAAGATTGACGCAGATACGAAGATTTTCAGCTGCAACGGATGCGACTGCAATAACCTGACTCCGATTCCGGGCGTCAACGCTTAAATTTTATCTCCTTGTTAAATAAAAAACCGGTCGTTCTGACCGGTTTTCTTTTATGAATTTGATTCTGGAAGCAGATGGTATTCAGACCTTGCCTGTACTATGACTTTTCTAGCCCAGGTTCCGCCCTTCCAAATGAACTTATTGCTTAACGAAATAGTTCCTCTAGGAGCGACAGCGAGACCAATCTGCTTGTCTGGATTACTAGAATCACCAGCTGCTGCAAACGATATGTCACCGCTATTACTGTAAAGCAGGAATGAATCCATCCTATTATTATAGTTTATGATTGTCAAGTTATTACTTATATTGATATTTCCCTGTACCATTATTTTTACATACTCGTCGTCATTCATCGCAGGGACAATAATCGTAAAGTAAGTATCGGCATCAAATGTATTAAAATGGAATTCACCAGGGCATAACGTAATAGTACAACGGTTACTTGCTCTAAACGCATTAGCCTTACGAATACCTCTTGCCGCATCATATTCAAATTCGTTCAAATGTGAAGCAAAATCATAAGAAACGTCCTGGAACAAGTTAATAGTTCTTGTACCTGGATATATCGGAAGCTGCTTAATTTCCTCAACCATTCTATCCGTTATAATCATACCGCCATCATCTGCATATCCTGCATACGGGTCATTACCGATTACAGAATTATTCGTATTCGTAAATCTGTTATCACCAGCAGGATCTTCAGGATTATAGTAATAATACAGCATCGGCTTCTTGGTACCAGCCGGAACAGTAATATTATACTTAATGTTACCATTGTTGTAGAAATTAAGAGGATAACTGCTGCCAGTTGCCGTAATACCAGGATAATTTCCACAATAATAATCCAAATTAGGATTCATGTTATGATTATTAATCGTCAACGGTCCAATGCAGTAAACATCAGATTCTACGTTTGTAAAGCTAAAATTTGCACCTGCGCATCTAATATCTCTAACTCCGATATATGAATTTTCAGTTTCAAGAACAGAGTCCGTATAAATGACATAATTCTTCATGTAATCCCATTCATGCGGAATAACTGGGTCATCCATTGTCCAGAATTGTCCATCTTCATAAATTGCATCAGTATCAGTAGATTCATGTCCGTCAATATCAACATATGCGTATAAACCGATAAGCTTTTGTATGTCTATGTGGTCAATATGCATATTAGTCACCGTAACATGAATAATACCCGCACCAGGAACATCAAATTGAGACTCATAATTTGCATCAGGAGTAAATTCCAAATGTACACCGTCAGTAGTTTGGTTAAAATATCTTGCATCCGGTGAATATAATGTCATAATGATAGGATCATCATTTATACTTCTATGATTAATATTTGGATTATACAAATCTATAGTAAATCCCTGTGTTTCGTTTTTCTTAATAACCTTGACTAAATTTCCTTCTTCATCAACATCAAGCGCAGGATTATAAACTAATGTATTTTTAAGAAATACAAGATGTTCAAGTACGTCAACATAAAGATTAAATACAACTTCTGCATTATCTTTCGTTTTATCCTCCATCCACTCTGCTGTTATTTCTGGAGAAACATCAGGATCTGAACCTTTAATATATGCTGTTACTTCAAACAAATATTTTAATCTTGGCGGGTCAATTCTGTCACTCATTAAGTTTGGAACATCGAATGTAATGAAATGATATTCATTATAATTAGATGTATCTATATTTGTAATAGTACTCTTTACATCTTCGCCGGCCCATGTACAAGTATATTCAATCCGATAATTTTCCAAATCAATATAATCTAAATTGTTATTTGTTATTTTTACATGTATAGTTTCCGGTTCGTTTGGTATAATCAATTCATTTTCATATGCCGGCGTCCATGTCAATTCTATCTGTAATTTTGTAAGCTCAGGTCGAACCGTATAAAAATCCGTCGTTATATAATCGCATCCGTATGTTGCCGTCTCAACCTGTTCTATTGTCATTCCGGCGATTTCGGCATTAATATATGCTTCAAAACCAAATTGCCCATCGGCTTTCTTTGCTTCAGTCGTAAAATGAATATCTTTTAACGGTATAAGTATTTCACCGTATGACTCATAGTTTGAATAATCTATATGTTCTTCATCAATTTCAACAACTAAATTTTCTGATTTATCTATAATATCATACTCTAACAAATTTATGTCTCTATAATCTACGTTCGGATTATATATTTTAACAACGGCAGTACCCCACGGAGTATCTTTTGTATAACGTGCCGGAGTTAAATCATCGATTGTTACGACAAGCTTGTCCAATGCCGTACTGGTTGGCAAGTTTTGAAGTTCAAATACCAATTTATTCTTATAAAAACCCGGAGTTTCCCTGTAGATATATTGTGTAATCAAATAATTGTCAATTGACGCACTATATCCCAAAACTGGCTCAATATTATATGAATTCGGTACAACGACGTCATACGGAATATTATCATGAATAGTTCCGTCAACTTCATCAATCAGGTAAGATTTGGCGTTTTCCCAGTCGTATTCAAAACTAAGCATCTGCCTATCGTATTCGTCGATACCATATGCCGAAATTTTGCTAATATACACAGGAACTTCGCCTTCTTTATGTGCACTATACGTAGTATTCGCATAGAAAATTTCTTTCGTATCATAATTAAATCTATCTATGCTTTTCGATATATTTTTATTAAAATCATATGCCGGCCTAATATTTTTATCTGCGCCAAAAATAGGGTCATCTACGTCATTGTCAAGCTGAATTACATTATCATCACGTAAAATTTTCGGAAATAATGCGGCATAGAACGTTATGCTGTTCTTTATATCATCATCTTGTGAAAACTGAATATAAATGCTAGAAGAATAGAATCCAATAGTCTTCGTATCATTTGAACATCTCGGTATCATTACGATAGTCAAAACGTTGCCGCTGAAGAATATTACTAAACCGTCATTTTCGATAAGGCTATCATCAAGCTGTTTTGCTTTTGTTATCGAATTTACCTCAGACACCTCAGGTCCGAACGGTACAAGACCATATGAATTGCCGTAAATTAAATCGTCGGCGGTTATCGTCAAATCACGATGTGTCATTACATCGTAAATTGTAATTCTAAAAGTATTTGCCTGAAGATACGGGGTCACATTAAAGGTAAATGTAAGTTCAACATGGAACCTGTCCATTGTACTCTTGTCATTTACTATATAGTCGACATTTTCTTGAAAAGTAGCCATTTATTAAACCTCTAATTATTTATATAAAGCAAAAGACATCCTTCCGGATGCCTTTTGTATTTTCTTTTTGAATCTATTATTCTTCGATAACAGAAACACCAGACTGACGGTTGACGATAATCTTGATGTCGATGAATTCGATTGCGCTTGTCGGCTGAATCTGAATTGCAACGTTCATGATTGTCGGATCGTCCTGGTCAGCAGTAACGCTTAAGTCGAAGTCATAGATACCTTCAGCAGCCTTTACTCTTTCGAGGAAGCTACGAATATCATTTCTTGCGGAGCTACGAGTGTTAACGCTGTTCTGCATGAAGAGGTACGGAGTCATCTTGTTTTCAAGAATCTTCTCGATATAGTTCAAGCAACGACGGACGTTGATACGGTTAAGCAGGCTGTTCTTCTTGAGAGCCGTCTTCTGGCCCCAGAGAACCACGCCGTAACCGCCACAGTCGCGGGTCGTGTTAACGTTATTGTCATAGAGCTGACCGATTTCGTCATCGGTAAGGCGGAGCAACTGGCCGTTGGTGTAGTTAATCGTACCGCGTTCGACACCTGCCGGAGCCATCCACGGGTAGAAGTAATTATCACAGTAAGCCATAGAGCAAGCACCAGCAACAGACTTCGGCAAGTAAATCCATGCAGCGAGGTCAGAGTTGTAATACTTGTCGTAACCGCCGTATTCAGCTACGTAATCACCCTTGTTGAAGGAGAAGTTCTTAGATTCCGAAAGCATCTGCTTAGCAGTCTTTGCAGCCTTGGAAGTAACCTGAACAACACCAATATCCTGGGTACGAGATGCAGCAATCTGAGCAATCTTACGCTGGAGAGCGTTATACTTCTGACGACCGTTGAACGTATCAACCGCGTCGACGTTGAAGAGAATGTCAAACTTAGCACGCTGTCTGTCGTTATAGAAGTTAAGAGCAGCAGCCTTTTCAGAAATCGTATTCTTGGTAGAATTCTTACCACCGGTGAGGTTGTAAATTGCGAAAGTCTGGTTCGGCTGGACAAATTCACCCTTCTTGTTAGCAGCAGTAGCAGCAGAAGAACGAGAAACATAGATGTAGTCAGAATGACCGTTGATTACAACCGGAGCGTAAAGGCTATTACCTTCACCGTCCTTTGCATACGGGTCAGTAGAAACCCACCAAGATTCTGCAGGATCCTTCAAGAGAGCGTCCATACCTGTACCCCAAGCGGCTTCAGCTGTCTGGGTCTTAGTCTTGACGTAGACATTGATACGGAAAACCTTCTTCCAGATAAGGTTGAGCGGGTTTTCATAGTACGGAGAAGTGTCCTTCTTAATCTGGTCTTCATCGTCATACTTATCCTTCCACTGGAAGGCATTCTGATGATGGAGAGCCGGAATGTCAGCACATTCAGTCGTAATAATGGAAACACCGATGTCGTTACCGTATTCACCAGGACCGATAGAAGCGATAACAAGCTGGTCATCAAATACAGACTTATAACGTTCAATATCACCGATACCCGGTTCGTCTTCAGCGTCGGTCTTGACGGTATAGCCGTCTGCGTAAGTCTTATCGACAGAATTGACCAAGTAAGAGGTCGGATATGCAACAATATTATTCAAATTAACACGTTCGCCGTCACTCTTATCAACGAAATGGCCGGCCTGAATCGGTAACTTAACAAGGTCGGTATTATCTGCGAGATAAACGCTTTCCTTGGTAAGAACGTTAGTACCCTTTTCAGAATAGAGCCAGAAGAGATACTTTTCTACATGGTTGCTGAAATCCTGAGTGTTCTTTTCGTCATAATATTCCGGTTTTTCTTTAATAATCTTTTCAACGGTAGAATCAGTGAAAACATCGTGATACTTCATGTAGTAGTAATCGTTGATGTCAGAAATATCGTTACAGCCGTAAGCATCCATCATGTCGACGATAACTTCACGCGGAGTACGTTCCTTAATATCATCGTTACCGAGCCAATCTTCTTTCTGAGTCTTGTTGGTATACATTGCAGAAACTGCAGAACAGAATACGAAATCCGTACCAGTCTTGTCGTCAAGGTTCTTCTTACCGACAATCGCATAGTTAGAATCTACGTTAAACCATTCAGTATACTTGATACCGTATGCCTGTGCACAAGTTTCATTAAAACGAGCACTATCGACATAGTAAGTCTTCTTAATATCTGGCTGATCCCAGTCCATGATTTCCATGCGCTGAGCTTCAAGAATACCGTAATTGTCTTCATATGGCTTAGCGGTCTTAAAATCATAATCACCAAGGAAATACTGATTATCGAAAATATCTTCAAACT